CGCAGCAAATCGCTTCGATTTTCTTGCCGATATCGTCCTGAAACCGAAGCAGCAAATCTTTCTGAAATACAACGCTACGGCTTCGCGCTGGAAAGTTCTATTTGCTCCGCAGTCGGGCAAGCAGGTTGTCTATATCCCTGCCGGCGCGATGAAGTCTCGCACGACAAACGGCGCTGCCGATGGCACGGTCGAGACTTCGACAAACCGAGTGATGCTGACAACGAAAGACTTCGACGCCAGCACGCAGGAATTCGTGCAGTTCACATTCCCGGCGATCAAGGGATGGGACAAGGGGACGGTTTCGGCATTCTTTTTCTGGAAACACGCCTCGACGACTACGAACTTCGGCGTGCGATGGGGATTGCAAGGACGCTCATTTGCGAACGACGCCGCAGCGGATCAGGCATTCGGAACTGCGCAAGAGGTCACGGATGTCGGCGGCACCACGAACGACTTCTATACGTCGCCAGAAACGCCTGCGATCACGATTGCTGGCACGCCGACAACGCTAGATCTCGTCGTGATGCAGGCGTATCGCGATCCGAATAATGGTGCAGACAATCTTGCCATCGATGCAGGCCTTCTTGGTATTTTCATGGTCATCAATATCGTGGCGACNNGGATTAAAGCGATGGCAAAAGAAGAACGCGCGCTCGTAAACCAAAATGGATCGCTTGTAGAAATCCAGATCGTCGAAGCTTCTAAGATCGCAAAAGATCAGGATTGGCCTAAATATGTTCCGGTCATTCGTGAAGGCGAACCGCCGACGCGGTTTCATGCAAAAGTCGATGAGACTGCCAAGATGTTCAATGGTAATTGGCAGATTACGTCGATCTACGCGCTTTCGATGCCGCTGGACGAAATCAAAGTGGCGCTGAAACGCGATCGGGCCGAATCGTTGCGCGTCGAATATGTCACGCCGGGGTCAAGTCAGGCGATGATTTATGAGGCGAAGCGGGCCGAAGTGCGACGCTGGAAAGATGCTGGTATGCCCGCAGAAGCTAATGCAGAAGAATATCCATGGGCTAGTGCCCGCTCGACACGGAAAGGCGTTTTAGTCGTTTCCGTACTTTCGGAATGGGGCAATCTTTCCGACATATGGACCACGATCGCAATTCAGATCGAGGGAGTACGCGAAGCCGCGAAAGAGCAGATCGGTGCTGCGGATACGGTTGATCAGGCTTGTGAGACGTTCGATGCAATCGATTGGAGCATCGAATGATCGATTTATATCTGCCGCCGAAGCCTGCAATAATAAATGCAGGCGAGCCGTGGCAGTCGCGACTGCATGACTATCTTTCACGGCACGGCGTTCCGTTCGGTAAGCGGATAGCAATTGTTTCGGAAATCAAAAGACTTTCAGATCGTCCGAAATTGTTGTGGGAGACTGCGCAAGACCTAACTCGCTTTTCAGAGCTTTCGCAAAAAGCGATATTCGGCGGGTTCGCAATTACCGGATTAAGTGGGTTTGGTGTAGGTGCCTCCGAGCCAATAAATGGAGGCAACGACGAATTTACAAAACTGCTTCTTCATTTTGAAGGCGCAGACGCATCAACAACCTTCATCGACTCATCTGCTACCGCTCGCACCATGACGGCGGTGGGGTCTGGGC